GGGCGGCGGTGGAGGTGGAGCCGGTGGCGGTGGGGGTTATGTATTTCTGTTGTGCGACTCTATAACCGGGGGTAATTATACTTTTATTTCCGCTAACGGTGGATCCGGTGGAAACGGTGGCGACGGTAGGGGAACTGGTATAGGAGCGCAAGGCGGTAGCGGAGGTAGTGGAGGTAGAATAACGGTAATAAAAATAAGCACTAGCACAATAACACACGTAAACGGCACTACTAACGCCGGCACGACTCCAACGGCTCCGACAACGGGCACGGCGGGAACGGCGGGCGGTAGTGGCGGAACTTGTACTTATACAGCCTAATTATGGAAAAACGAAAATTAGTTTGTTCTAAATGTGGACAGGAAATAGGGTTCGTAGAGGCCGAGGTAATTAACCCGGCTAATTACTCTACTCTAGGCTCTAAATGTGGCGAGCCTGTAGGTTTAGTAGATTGGCAAGACATACCTAAAATAAAGTGCGCCAATGGCTACGACGACTAACCCTATTAGAGAGGTATTAACGGAATTTGCCGAGGAGGTTCTGTATGGGGCTCGTATTAACCTAGAGGCTAAGCGTCGTATACGCGGGCGAATGACTAACAGGGTCGCTACGGGTAAATTACGAGACGACCTCAAATATCAGTTTTGGAAACGGGGTAAAATGGATATGCTAATTTTTACCACTAAAAATAAGTCTACCCGGAACTATGCAGACGTAATAGAGAAAGGCCGCCGACCTTACCCAGACACACCTACCTCGTGGCCGCCGTGGGAACCGATACGCGCGTGGATGAAAGTTAGAGGGTTTAAGTTACGGAAAATTTACAAGGTAGAAAAAAGTAAGCGCGGGCAATTTGCTAAACAAAAGGAGAAGACCGAGGAGCAATGGGAGAAACTAGCAAAGAGAGTAGCGCGCTCTATAGGTATTAAAGGTATCGAGGGAATTAAGTATATGAAGAGCGCGGTAGACTCAGTTAAACCCGACTATAAAAATAAATTTCCCGAGGCTATTAAGGCTACTATACAATTAAGACTAAAGGCTAATAAATATATCAAATGATAACAATCGAAGAGCAACCCTACGCCTGGGCCGCCCGGGGTCAAAAGTTAATATATAGGGCTAGTAGTGACGAAACAGCCCAGGTGGGTTTTAAATATATAATAAGAGTTAACGACCTTAGCGCTAGTAAGTATTACGAGTTTTTATATGATCCTACACCGTTTGACGCGAAAGTATATTTCGATTTAAACCCGTTAGTTTATTTGCGAAACTGGGAGGTAGATAACGGGACTACGGGTATACCTCACTACACGGCCTGGGACTCTCCTATAGAAGAGCCGGAGACATACGGCTACTCTAGATACCAGGTAGACATTAGCGAGGGGTGGACTGTGGACGGACTATTTACGGAGAACCCAGAAAGCCAGGTAAGCGCTGAGGAGGTTAATATATTTAACGCGTATTTACAGCCTTTTTATGGCTACAGGCCGAACCCTAACGGGGTTGGAAATTTAGCGGCGACTTACGCGCTATACGATAACACTACTTACGGTTGGTCGGATAGGTTTATAGGTACTAATAGTTTTTATTTAGCCGACACCTTTAGCGCGTATATAAACGCTAACTCTGTATTTATACCAACGAATAACAGCGACTGGGGAGCGATCGCGGCGCCGGTTTATACAGACGGCCCGTTAACTGGTAATAATGTTAGAAAATGTACTGTTACTCTTTATTATAATAACGCGGCCAGTAGTGTAACTGATACGCTAACTTTAGTACCAACGAGCGCGACTGTATACCCTTTTTTGCATATAGGCGTATATCCTCAAAATTTAAAAGCGGGAAACACTAGCCCCGACCCTACGGCTTATAACTGGGACTTTTATAAGGTAGTTTTTTTAGACTCTAACGACGACCCGGCTAGCGTGCCGTATATATTTTATAACGCTGAAAAATACGGACAGCACGACTGTAGAAATGATATAATTAGAATAGCCTGGGTAAGTATGCGAGGCGGGTGGGACTATTTTAATTTTATTAAGCGCTCCGAGATCACTAACCAGGTCGACCGGAAACAGTTTACACGTCGACTAAATAATAGTAGTAGTAGTATATTTTACTCCAACCAGAGACAGACTATAGACACCCTAAATTTAACTGAGCGCGTATTAACTGTAAATAGTGATTGGTTAGAGGAAAATGAGTTTGTATATTTAAAAAACTTATTTAATAGTAACCAGGTGCAATGGCTAACGAGGTCTACTATTTACCCTATGACTAATAACAATACCCAGAACCCAGAGCAAGCCTTACCGGTAAGTTTAATAGATACCTCTTTTATTGAGCAACGGGGCCGTAATGGTAAGTTAGTTAACGTAACGCTGAAATTTAAGATTACCCAAAATTATTGGACATGAACGGAGAGGTAACTATATTAGTTAAAACTAACGACGTCCCTGTAGAATATACGGCGACCTTTGCACAATGTCCACAGGATGGGGAAATATCTTGCGGTACTAATAGACTGGTAATAGATGGCGTAACGCTAAGCCCTCAGCCGGATAATGAGACGGCGGTATGGGAGGCTTTGGCTAATAGTGGGGGTACGGTGGAATTTTTCGACGGTAACGACGAAAGCACAGGAACGCTAACTATAAATGACTTTAATGTATATTTATTTTTTAACTACGACGCTAACTGTGCGGGTATAGCCGCCGACGCCTGTTACTTTAAATTTACTATAGGGGAACCTGGTAAAATTTATTTAGACCTCTACCCTAACGAGGTAATTAGCCAGAACTGGGAATTTACGGAGATCAGTACTTTTACAGCGCGGGCACCTTTTAGTAGAGAGTTTAGAGTCCCACTAACAGAGATTAACTCTAAGATATTTAACGCCGTTCAATTACCTAATTACTCGGGCGTAGACTTTTATAATAAAAAACTAGACGCTGTTATATATGTCGACGACGTGCCACTAATTAGCGGGTTTATAAGGCTTATAAGGTCTGTAGTGCAAGCGGGGGTAAGGACAGATTTAGAGTTAAGTTTTTACGGGAATACTCCGAGTCTATTTACTCTATTAGGGCAGAAAAAATTAAAAGACATAGCGGGGCTGTGGTCTCTAAACACGACTATAAATAGGGCGAAAATAAATAACCCTCCAACCCCGGAGGTCACCTATGCCATGATAGACCGGGGTACTAATAATAATTTAACTACGGATAAACTTACTACTACCTTACCGTTTGTTACAGACTTTACGCCTTGCGTTTCGTGGGGTTGGCTGTTACGGAATATAATAGAAGAGGCGGGGTATGAGTTAGACGCGACAGACTTACTAACTGAGTTAGATACTGTATTTATGCCGTGGATAAATACAACGCCTTTTGTTATTAGTCAGTCAGTAGGTGGCGCCTTAATAATTAAAGAGACTACCGGAGGCGTACCGTTAACTAGTAACAATACAAGATTTAGCACTCCTAATAATGGTTTTATAGCGGCTATAGATCCTCTCTCATATTGGGACGCTAACAGCGGCCCGTTTACCCAGGCGGGTTGGGGGCCTAGCGGGCCTATATCATTAGTCCCTACCGGCGTTTACGATATGAGCGCCTGGTGTACTTTTGACTGGCCGTATAACGACGCTACAACTATAACTATTAGTATTATACTCGTACCTTATACCACGTCGTTACCCGTTCAAAGTTTTGTTATAACGAGTATAAATATAGCGGCTAATAGTCCAGGTACTTATTTTATCGGAGGTAATATAAGTATACCACTAACTACCACGGCCTTAGTAAACGGGGGGCAGAAATTCAATATGAGCGTAAAGAGTAGCGCCTATATTAGTGCGGGCTCACTAGATATATATGCCGGAGATCCCGAAAGGCCGTTTGTAGGTACGGGCTTTAGTGTTAACCAACGAGTAGGAGTAGACCAGAATACCTGGCTTTATGATTTCCCCGCCAACGCGCCCGACGCTACCCAGGTTCAATTTGTGCAAGACGTAATAAATATGTTTAACTGCGCTATCATACAGGATAGGCTAATAGAGTCTAGAATAAAAATAGCGCCTATGGTTGACTATTTAGGTAGTGGAATAACGGACGACTGGAGCGACTACCTGGCAATGGATAAAGACATAGTTATAAAGTCTACGGCTGAATTTTTAAAGAATAAATTAGCCTTTACATATAGCGCCGGAGGTGACGCAAATAGTAAGTATTACGTAGATAACGCGCGCCGTATATACGGAAACTATGAGGTTACGGGTTATACGGCTAACCCTACAGATCTACCTAACGAATTTGCCCAGGGGAGTAATGAAATAAAACTTACAACTCAGTCGACGCCCTGCAGTAATTTTCCTAGCACGTCCAAAATACTACCCAGATTTATAGACAGCAATACACCCGCTGAGTATGTAGCGCCCGGTATGAGAGCCTTATATAT